TTCACAATCAATGGGTTTATCTAATTCAGAAAAACGGAAACAGCAGTTTGAGACTTCAGCAAGCAAGAGACAATCTTGCTGTGTTTACCAATAACGAGATCTCGGCACTTGACCATGTGGATGTCTATATACGCAACCCCCGAGCCAGATATGTCAGTGGAGTTAACACATACTTGCAACATCTTCAACGCGACCACCCTGAGTTAGATTTTTCTACCGCATTTTGGTTTGCCAAACAATACAAATTTTTGAACACACACTACTTGCCGCAGTTTCATTGGTTGGCAAATCTTGCTCGTTACTTACGGAGCGATGCAAAAATACGCATTAGAAATTTTAAAGATTTTGGTGCCGTAACTGATTTTGAATCAAGAGCAGAAGTTACCCCGCCCAGTCAAGATTTTGTCACTATGTTATTGAAAGAGAATCACGGTATTGAATTATGGTTGTATCTAGATCAAATACTATTAAACTTGGCAGGGCAAGAGTTTACTTGGATCGAATTGTTAGATTACTATAAAAACAATCATAAAAATATTATAGAATATGTATTGCCCAAGACTTGATCACTTTGTTAGATTCAATCCCAATGGTACTGTAAGCCGCTGTGGGCACATGGTCAATCCACCCGAGTTTGATACTTTAGAACAAATGGATGCTAGTGAGTGGTTAATCAATATCAAAAGCAATCCAGATGCATGGCCCAAGGAATGTGTGCGATGTCAACAAACAGAACAAATCAACAACACCAGCATACGACTCAATGCTATCAAATTTGATAAAAAACACTCACGCCCAGATTATCTCACAGTTGGCGGAGTACTAGACAACATTTGCAACAGTGCCTGTCAGTCTTGCAATCAAAGCCTAAGCACAAAGATAGGTAGTTTGATATCCACAGACTATCCTATAATAGACAATTCAACAGCATTTTGGCAACTGCCACTGGACCGTGTGGTACACTTGGACATCAATGGAGGTGAGCCTAGTGCCAGCAAGAACTATCGCAACATACTTAAAAATATTCCGCCGGCAGTGGCCAGTGTCAGAATCAATACCAACTGCTCTATGGTCATTCCTGAAATACAGCAATTGGTCGAACGTGGCGTACATGTCACAGTCACAGTGAGCCTGGATGGTATTGGTCGTGTTCATGATTATGTACGCTGGCCCATCAAGTGGGAAAATTTTGAACGAAATCTCAATATATACAAAGGTCTAGGTATACAAGAGTTAAATACCTGGACCACAGTTAGTGCGTTAAACATTGGTGACTTAAAAAATATTTTCATGTACACAAAAACACAGGGACTTGCCCACTCTTGGGCATTGTTAGAACAGCCAGATGTGCTAAACGTCAAGTACAACAATCATTTTACAAGAACTACCAACATACCAGATGAGTTAAAATCCGTTGTGGCCCAAGATCAAGACAACACAGTTGAACTACAACTATGGACATACGCACAAGATCAATTGCGTGGTATCAAACTTTGGGATTACTATCGATGAATAAGTTAAAACCATTTTTGATACTAGAATGTGACAACGTTGATATTATATCATCTGGACTGTACAATTTTATAAAAGACAAAACAGAAATTTTACAAAGCGGAATAAGTGGGTGGCATTTTTTAGACTCTAAACAAGTATTGGATGCAGTTCCTGAGTTGTTACAATATTTTTTAGATCAAAAACTATACATAAGAGATAGTGCAATCACAATACTTGATGATGATCTAGCATTACATATAGATCCTGCACCAATGGTAGCCAAGATTAATTTTCCAGTGATCAATACTGATGGGTGGGTCAATCGCTGGTATTATATCAGTGACCGGGTTACTGAAATACCATTAACAATTACTAAATTCGGACACTCAGTTGAAGATGCACAAGAAATACCCAAAGAGGCATTGATTCTAGCAGGTGAAGTGTATGACATGTCCAAGCCAATGATCTTTCATTCAAGAATACCGCATGAAGTTATAAAACAAAATCCATCAGTAACACCCAGAATTATAGCAAGTTTTACTTTCCATAATCAGCCCACACACCTACTAGAATGAAAATAGCAATTACAGGTCACTCAGCAGGAATAGGTCAGGCATTGGCCGAGCAGTATGAAAGCCGCGGTCACGAGATTGTGGGCATTAGTCGTCGCGATGGTTATAACATACGAGTAATACCCAAGATCGCAGACATGATTGAACCCTGTGACATGTTTGTTAATAATGCTCAGGCAGGATATGCACAAACTGAACTGTTGTTTGAAATAGTCCGTCGCTGGCAAGGTACACGCAAACATATTATGATAATCAGTACCATGATGACACAAGATCCTATAAGTCCAATACCAGGATTAGATATGGATGCTTATAGAATACAAAAAATATCACTAGAAGAAGCGGTGAAGCAAATTAGACATCAACAATTAAAAATCAAATTAACCCTGGTGCGGCCAGGCATGGTAGGAACAGCACCTGAACGTCCGGTTCCTCCGGCCGCAGATGTCAACGTCTGGGCCAGTACACTAGTACATACATTAGAAATGGCAGATGCAAATAGTTTGATTATTCCAGATATCAGTTTGGGCCCAGCATGACTCCAAAAGATATTGTAACAAACAAAGCATTTTGTCCGTTGCCGTGGACTGGTTTTTATACTGACATCAGCGGTGACGTTAAAAATTGTATTTGCAGTAGAGAAAGTATTGGAAATTTAAAAAATAACAGTATACAAGATATATTAACTGGCCCGGCCAATACCAAGGTCAAACAGCAAATGCTTGACAAACAAAAACCACATACTTGTTCCTATTGTTATGAACTAGAAGAAAGTAAAACGTTATCGAATATTGTTAGCAGTCGTGTGTATTACATGAAACAATTGAAAAAAGTTGATACCTCACTGTATGACGACCCTGAAAAATTCAATCTACAACAACTTGATATCAGATGGCGAAATACTTGCAATCATGCTTGTGTTTACTGCGGTCCTGTGTTGAGTAGCAAATGGGCCAGCGAATTAAATATTGTAGTTGATACACCGAGTGAGCAACGTATACAAGAACTCAAGTCTTATGTGCTTGACAATCTACATCAAATAAAAAACGTTTACATGGCCGGCGGAGAACCTTTGTTGATCAAAGAAAACGCAGAGATGTTAGAGTTATTGTTGGAAAAAAATCCTGAAGTAGAACTAAGAGTAAACACAAATCTCAGCAAAACTGATACCAATGTAATGGATCTAATCTGTCAGTTTAAAAATGTCCATTGGACTGTGAGTGCGGAAAGTATGGGAGATAAATTCGAGTACATGAGGTACGGCGGTGTTTGGAAAGATTTTTTGGAAAATTTAGAACGTGTCAGGCAGTTGCCACACAAACTCACATTCAATATGGTTTGGTGCGTTTTTAATCATACTGCAATTTTTGAGTGCATTGATTACTTTTTGGCACAAGGATTTCATCCAAATAGTTTTATTTTGACAGCAACACTTGGGCCCGATTGGCTAGACACTAGACAACTACCAAAACATGTGTTACAATCGCTTGGAAGAGAAATACAATGTCGTATAGATTTGAAACCAGGATATTTGCTCGAGGACGGGTATCAAAACCTACTTAGACACACGCAAACACCTTTTGAATCAACACTACCTGACACATTGCACAGAATACAACAACTAGATCAAAGAAGAAACTTAGACAGCCGGACAATTTTTAAAGATTTTTATAAGGACATAAACTATGGGAAAACCATTTGACGTAAGCAAATTCCGCAAGGAAATCACCAAGAGCATTGACGGACTGTCGATTGGCTTTAACGATCCTACAGACTGGATATCAACAGGCAACTATGCCTTGAACTATTTGATCTCTGGAGACTTTAATCGAGGCATTCCATTGGGCAAGGTCACTGTGTTTGCTGGTGATTCTGGCGCAGGCAAAAGTTACATCTGTTCAGGCAACATTGTAAAGAATGCACAAGAGCAAGGCATCTTTGTTGTGTTGATTGATTCAGAAAACGCCCTCGACGAGGACTGGCTCAAAGCACTTGGGGTTGATACCAGCGAAAGCAAACTGCTTAAATTGAGTATGGCCATGATTGATGATGTGGCCAAAACAATTTCAACATTCATGAGCGATTACAAAGCACTAGCCGAGGGCGAGCGCCCTAAAGTTATGTTTGTGATCGACAGTCTAGGCATGTTGTTGACTCCCACTGATGTGAACCAGTTTGATGCAGGTGAAATGAAAGGTGACTTGGGTCGTAAACCCAAAGCACTTACTGCCTTGGTTCGTAACTGTGTGAACATGTTTGGTAGTTACAATGTAGGTCTGGTTTGTACCAACCATACATACGCATCACAAGATATGTTTGATCCAGACGACAAGATCTCTGGAGGCCAAGGCTTTATCTACGCAAGTTCTATTGTGGTTGCTATGAAAAAGATGAAGTTGAAAGAAGACGAAGATGGCAACAAAGTATCTGAAGTAAACGGTATCCGTGCCGGCTGTAAAGTTATGAAAACACGCTATGCCAAACCCTTTGAAGGCGTGCAAGTGAAGATTCCTTATACAACAGGTATGAGTCCATACTCGGGCTTGGTTGATTTGATTGAAAAGAAAGAAATGCTCAAGCGTGAAGGCAATAGTCTGGTGTTTACCACAAGCGACGGTGAAGTTATCAAGAAGTTCCGCAAAGCATGGGAAAAGAATGATGACGGCTGTCTTGACAAGGTCATGGCAGATTTTGGAAATCAGAAAGCAGAGGTAAGTACTCTGGAGGAAACAGCAGATGAGTGAAGCAATAGCAAGTGAAATTTGGGGCGAACTCAAGCGTTTTGTAAACACAGTGGACCGTGCTGAAGCCGCTGAAACAGTGATACAGATCTTGATGGACAATGATTCTGACGTGGAAGACATTCGTAACGTCTTCAAAGGTGACTCAGACATCAAACGTGCCTTGACCGCATACCTTGACAATGACAAGGACTATGCGGCGGAAGACGAAGAAGATGAGTTCGAAGAGGAAGAAGACCAAGACTGGGAAGACTAATGTGGTATAGCCGCGTAGTTGCTAGCCTTGGTGCTATTCCAGACTTTATCAGTCACTACGAGCGTGAACTTGATGATGCTAAAAAAGATTGTAAAATCTACGGCATAGTTGAAAAAAATATTACAGCCTTACCTGGCATCACTGAGCATCGTTTCAATCAACTGCAAGAGATTGAAGCGGTACTAAACTATCTCAATATTCAACTGCGTAAGATACGTAGAAAACATTTTCAGAAGTATCTAGAAGCCTATGCCCGTGCTTTGACCTCAAGAGATGCCGAAAAATATGTGGATGGTGAAGATGAAGTGATTGATTACGAAACTCTCATTAACGAAGTGGCGTACCTGCGTAATCGCTGGCTGGGCATACTCAAAGGACTAGATACCAAGCAGTGGCAAATGGGGCATGTGGTACGTTTAAGAACAGCCGGTATGGAAGATATTCAAGTGTGACCTGTTGTGTGTGATACATAATAGTATGAAAAAAACTGCATTTGTTACAGGCATGACTGGCCAGGATGGCCCGTACCTTGCCAAATATCTAATTGATAAAGGCTACCATGTTTATGGGCTAGTCAAACGCTATTCAAATCCCAATCTGGAAAATATCAAATGGTTGGGGATTGAAAACGACATTGAACTCATCACTGGTGACATTACTGATGAGAACAACATGAATCACATCATGCAAAGTGTCAAGCCGCAGGAAGTTTACAACTTGGCGGCACAAAGTTTTGTGGGCATCAGTTGGGAATTGAACAAACTCACAACCGAAGTCAACTGTATGGGAACATTGAACTTGCTGAACTCAATACGCCAACACAATCCCAATGCAAGATTTTATCAAGCATCTACATCAGAGATGTTTGGCAATGCTACAGAACCAGGACTGCAAGGTGAAACAACGCCGTTCCGTCCACGAAGCCCATATGGAGTGAGCAAGTTGTATTCACATTGGATGACCATAAACTTCCGTGAGAGTTATAGTTTGTATGCTTGTTCAGGTATCTTGTTCAATCATGAATCGCCCTTGCGTGGTCGTGAATTTGTCACTCGCAAGATCACAGATGCAGTGGCACGTATTAAATTAGGTCTAGCAGATGATGTCACCTTGGGCAATTTAGACAGTGCCAGGGATTGGGGATTTGCCGGCGATTTTGTGGAAGCCATGTGGTTGATGCTACAACAAGAAAAAGCCAGTGACTATGTGATTGCCACTGGAGAACAGCATACTATCGGTGACCTGTGTCGTGTGGCATTTGAACATGCAGGAATCCATGACTGGAAACATCTAGTAAAAAGTGATCCGCGATTTAAACGCCCAGCAGAACTTTATAGCCTACGTGGTGATAGTGCCCGTGCTAGAGAACAGCTGGGCTGGAAGCCACGTACCGACTTTGAAATCATGATACGTGACATGGTCGATGCTGACATCAAAAGACTAAGCGTGTAAACGGCAATCCTGATCTGATCTCCTCCACAGTCCACTCAGTGTGTGCCAGTTGTTCTAGCCATACTGTGCGATCAGGACGTGGAGGATTTTCTATTTGTGACAAATCCCAATTAGCAATTGGACTTGCCAGACTGGTGTGCCCAACAAACGCAGGAACACCTGCAATCAAGGCTTGTGATCCTGGTCCTGAATTCCAGTTTAACACACAATGTGCTGTGCCTAGCACACGCTCAAAATCAAAATCATCATATGAGCCTGCATGAAAATGTGGACGGTCAATCAAACACCCTGGCGGTATATTGCATCCGCTTCTTGGATGTGATCGAATCACAACGGGTCGATCAGAGTGTTTTTTAATTTCCGCCACAGTTGATTCCAGCCACTGATTCATTGGTGGTTGCCCGTGCCACTGCTCACTATCTTGTCGTTGCATAGCAATCACAATATTTGATCCGTTGCGCCAGGGTTGTAATTTTAAATCCAAACTAGCAGCACGATTGGCCATGAGATTGTCAAAATTGTAACTGTTGATACCGGTGCCGTTGATGCCAATCTTCCAAGTTTGCCCGCGTTGTATCATGCCAACTTCGGCCACAATCACTGGCTTGCCTTGACGACGGAATGTGGCGTAGACTTCTTGATTGGGACGCATCCGCCCACTCCACAACATACTCCATATCACGGCCGCATCGGCAGTGAGGTCATGATAAACCACTGTGTGTCCTTGAGACACAAGTCCTTGGGCAATGGCTTGAAAAATTGGCACTGAGTTTTTGGCACCAAAATTATTAAATAGACTGATTTTCATTGGGTTAAATAGTTATATATGTATAAAATAAACTCTCTGTGGTATTCTTCTGAACCACCAAATGGATTTTTTAGTGAACGACTGCAGGAGGTAGTGGATGTACATTATCAAAATCGTTATCGTTGGTATGTGTACAACAATATTCCTCGCAAGCGTACCATGATTGATATTGGTGCCAACATTGGTATATTTGCTAGACCCAGTGCAGAACAGTTTGAACATGTGATATGTTTTGAACCAGTGCTCAAAAACTTTGAAGTCTTGCAAAAAAATCTAGAAAATTATACTAACGTAGAATTGCATAACTTAGGCCTTAGCGACAGAGATCAAACAGCAACATTTGAATTACAAACTCTCAAGTGTGGACACACCAAACAAGTGGCAGAGTTTGTGCCCAACCCAGAGTTTGAAAAACACACTGGAGAGTTGACCACACTGGATCGATTCAATTTTGAATCAGTTGACTGGATCAAGATCGACGTCGAAGGTTTTGAAAATGCAGTGTTAGACGGAAGTCGTGACACTATACAACGCAATAGGCCATGGTTGTTGATTGAGGACAACGGTCAGCAAGAGCAGCACAGACAGTGGCTTAATGATTTGTGCGGTCCATATGCGGCAGCACCGGTCAAGAGCAAGAGTAATACGATATGGATACCACAATGAAGCATTTACCGTATGAACGACAAGGTTATAGTCAAAATTCCGAGACTGGAATTATTGAATACATGTTGGCAGGTATTGCAGACCCAAAAAAAACTTTTGTGGAGATTGGGTTTGGCGATGGAACACAAAATATGACTCTGGACTTGCTACATCAAGGATATTGTGGTGTTGGCATAGACGGATGGGACTGGGATCCTTCTGTGACTGAGAGATGGCCGGATCAATTGATCAAAGTACAACAAATGATTTCCCCCGGAAATGTCGCACAGTACATTCCAGAACAATATTGGCAACCGGACTTTTTCAGTCTAGACATTGACAGCTTTGATTATGAAGTAGTGTCAACCCTGTTGAAATCGGGATTCCGTCCGGCCGCAGTATGTTGCGAGATTAACAAGAACTTTGGTAACGACTGGGCCAGTTTTCCTTATGTTAAAAACCCAATAAAAAAAGTCACATACAATAGAAGATTTCTTTATGGCTGTTCATTGTCAAAGTACAAAGATTTGTGGTCACAATATGGTTATGAGTATTTTACATTTGACACCAGAGCCGTGAATGCATTTTGGTTCCACCCAGAACGAGTCAGTATAGATTTAAACGTTCTTAGAAAGCAAACACTTGATGAGATAGATACTGATATTATAAAACAACAAATTGCTGATCATCAGTATTGGAACAATAAACAAAACGAGATTTACAAAACAATATGAAATACGCAGTTGTCACAACATTCAATGCCAGCGGTTACGACCGCTACGCCAGTCGCATGATTGATACATTTTTACAAAACTGGCCCGAAGAAATTGACTTATATGTTTACACAGAAGATTGTGCAATACAGCAGAGCGCACCAAATCTGCATGTTAGAGATCTGCATGCTGTGAGTCCAGAAATTGTCACCTTCAAGCAACGCTGGGGCGGTGATCCTAGAGCACGTGGCTTGGTTGCTACTGGTCCAGCGGATCGCAAAGGCAAAGCACCGGGCATAGGTTTCCGTTGGGACGCTATTAGATTCAGTCACAAAGCATATTCAGTGTTTCACAGTGCGGCAAACTGTGACGCTGATGTGTTGTTTTGGATGGACGCAGACATGGTGTGCCACACACCAATCTCCACAGACTTTATTAACAGTCAAATGCCGCCAAAAATTGGCCTGGCATACCTAGGTCGTGAAAAGAAGTTTACTGAATGTGGCCTGTACGGTATGAATCTACGTGATAGTATTACACGCACCTGGTTGAGTGAATTTCAATTGGCCTATGATTCAGGACGACTCATGACCATGAGTGAGTGGAATGACTGCTGGGTGTTTGATGAAACTCGCAATGAAGTACAAGCAGCACACCCCAAATGGCGCCAACTCAATTGGAGTGCAGGATTGATACACGAAGGGCATCCGCTGATCAACACCGCCTGGGGTGCTTACTTAGATCATCTCAAAGGCAATCGCAAAAACACAGGGCGTAGCAATGACAAAGATTTAATATGTGCCAGAACTGAAAGTTACTGGTCTTCATCCGCAGTTTCTTGACTGTATTCCGCTTTGGAATGTTTGGCCTTGTAGTGTATCAAGTGTTCGCCCAGTACTGTGTGCGGTAGTGGTGTTTTGTAAGGTTTAGCAAATCCATGACAAAGGTCATTCACACGACATTGTTTGACCACTCCAAGGGCAGCACCAAAAACATCATTATCATAAAATCTACGCAAGTCAGCGTGGTCTCTTTCGTGATACCTTCTAAGATATTCTGCTCTAAACGTTTTGAACTGCCAGTGTCGAGTATTCACAGCAAAGATGCCAGTTTCGGGTACCAACCAGTTGCCAGCATTTCCTGCTTTATCAGAAGTATAAGTCACTCCCATGTACATAGACAAGCAACCAGATTTCAATATGTTTTCTAACATTTCTATTGGCAAGTCTCTGACGGTAACAACGTCAGCGTCCATCCAAAAAATCCAATCTGCTTTTGAATGCTTGAGAGCATGCATAAAACTATAGGCCTTCTTGGCAAACTTTTTTTGACTTTGATTCAACCCAGTCTCTTGTTGAAATTGCTCATAATCAGGATCTAACTCGGAAAAATCTATTTGCTCAATGCGTTCGTGCTCGGGCAATCTAAGTCCTTCGACGTAACAGGTTAATTTTAATTCTTCGGGCCAGTATTTAAGAAAACTTTCTACACTATCTCGACCAATAAGATCATAGTAGTTCTGGTTAAAACTTGTTATAACTTGAATCATTTTTTTGCCCATTTTTTCATATGTGCCCAGCATGCGCCGGATTGTAGTTCTTCGTGACTCCAGTGAAACTGTGAGATACGTTGTATCCATGCCAGTCTATCAGGAGTGTGTGGTTTTTCGATTCTGTTGAGTCCAGATCCTGCTATGTCTCGTGCTTGGCTACGATCTGGATCAGTCACAAACACTGGTATACCTTCAATGGCGGCAGCCACAGCAGGACTGGAATTATGATTGACCACAGCCCAACAATTTTTAAAATCATACATGAGAGTGCTACCTGCTGTGCTAAGATGTACGTTTAATAACCTACGGCCAATACACAGTTTAAGCAAACGCTCACAATATTTCACAGCCCGCTTGTCCCCAGGATGAGAACGTATTCTAATGGGACGATCGGTATATTTTCTTATCTCTGAAATGGTTTTTATTGCCCAATCAATCACGTCCCATCCAGCCATGCTCCATCCGCCATCACGTTGAAGACACAACAATATGTGATCGCCTTGTGTGCGCCAAGGCTCCAACTGTACGCCTGTTTGTGCCTGTATAGTTTGCCAACGTTCAGGATCAGGTGTTTGATCGCAATATTCTCCCGTGTTGGGGAACACACCATCGTAACTGTATCGCAACCAATAACCGGGGTTATTGGTGTTTCTATACAAGAATAAATTTGAATCGGCTATTACTGTTCTGCCATTATTTGCACGTTGTCCATCTACAATGTTTTGTCTTAATTGCAAATGAGAGGAAGTCTTTCCATGTTCGTGTACCCATCCTAGTATAACAGCCACATCGCTGGGCTCATACGTTAAATCGTCGAATATGATTCCTTCGTCATCTTGCGCATTTACACCTTGAATAAAATATCTCAGTGTGTTGCTTTTGTCTTGTGCTTTTTGCAAAGACTCTGCGGTGTATTGATCCTTTTTGGGCAAGGTAGCCAAATAACTTGTAACTTTCATTCTTGCATCATCCTAAATGCTGTACCATCACGTAATTCTCTCACGTGATATTGTCCATAAGCCATGCTGTGGCACCATGCTTCCAGCGTGTCTTGGTCGGCCCAGACTGGGTTTTCAATCTTACTCAGATCTTTGCTGGCCACTGGTTCAGCCACATGGCTAGGAGCCATCACAAATGCTGGCACACCGGCAAATATTGATTCTACTGCCGCAACACTATTAAATGTAACCAAGACATGTACGTCATTGGCCAACATTTGATGTAACGGTGCAGTGGACACACGGTCAATACGTTTGGGTGCCCGTTGTCTAACCTCCACAGGGCGATCTGTATATGTTTTTATTTCTGCAACAGTTTGTTCAACCCATTGTTGTTGATCAATGCCGTAGTACCTGCAGGGCTTTTCGTCAGGCGCTGCCACAATAATTTTTCTACCAAACTTTCTTGGTTGCAATTGAATTCCCAGTGCCTGCCAGCGATCACTGGGCCGTGGCACGATGGCTGTGTGTTGTAGATCATTACGCACAATGCGATGATACAATTTGTTTCCCATGGGATTTTTTGCACTGATATTGTTGCCCACGTAACCTGAATCTACATAGTAAAAATCTTTTTGGTCTTCCAGGCATTTTCTCATAATTTTGTACTTGAGTATGCCACGCATGACTGGAGTCATTCCGTCCATCAGCACATCATATTTGTAGTCAAAAAAGTCTGTATCAGTGGGCTCTTGTCCGGCACTTTTGGCCAGCATGTTGATATACTCGTCCTGGTTGCCCTTGCTTAAAAAAATAAAATTGGTCATTCGATATCTCTTTGTTGGCAGTACTCGGTTAGTATGCGCTCTCGGTGCCACTCACTGCCCTGGGGAGTGTCAGCAAACTCGTGAAAGCAGGGAGTGCCCAAGGTATAATGCAAGAGCTTGGCCGCGGGGTTTGGCCCGTATTCATCGGGCAACCAATTCCATTCTCGAGGTAGCTCACCAACACGCTCATCGTCTAACCACGAGAAACGGTGGAGCTCACTACCTGTGGATCGTTGGATGAACTCGGGAGTAAGTCGCCGGTTAGGAAAGCTACTACAATTCCACAGAATAACACTAGACCAATTTTTTCGAGGATAGTCTTCATTTGGTGATCCCAAGTATTTTACAGGCATGCGAGTTTTATAATCATGTTTGACCACTTGCACATCTTTATATACATCTCGCATGTTCCAAAGTTCTACAATATCACCACGCACAATCATGTCTCCATCAATGAAGATGGCCGATCCGGAGAATCCCATAAGATACGGAACCAAGAAACGTGTGTAGATAAAGTGGTTACTGCCATCAGTATGTGTTTCGTTGTAGTCCCGAAACAGGTTAAGTGCCACAGGCACAATGCTCACAGGACGACTTGCATTTCTAATAATGCTGTTGACGCAGGTATGATATGCTATGGCTTCGCGTGGATCATAGCCAACAAAGATTGGGATGATATCTTTCATCTGCGTTCAATATCCTCTTCTACACAATCTTCACCATACTGAATTTCGATTAGTCGTAGTGGTTGATCTGTTTCGTTACACAGTTGATGCCATTCATTCAACTTGATCCATGTTGATTGATGCTGTGCTGGGCTGGCCATTAAGTCACGATCAGTTGAGTGCGGGTCCACAGTATACACAGTGGCCTCACCTTCGGCCACAAACCAGAACTCTGCACGTTTTTCGTGTCGTTGCATACTCAAGCATGTTTTTGGAGCCACAGTAAGTTCTTTGAGTTTGACATGATTTCCCACTTCGTGTAGCACACGATAGTAGCCCCAGGCACGTGCAGTCTTGGGCGATTTCCATTCTTCCAAGATCCACGAACTGGAATTGGCTTTGTTGTCTCCTCCAACTCCAAACACAAACTCCACATCATCAAACACCTGTTCTGGAATGTTTTTGGATGTTCTATCTCCGCCATTGGCAAAGATGATTTCGTCGTTGGGATATTTTTCCTTGACTTTGCGAATAGCATCAATGCTGGATCCGTCATCGTCGTTGAATTCAATTACTTCCCCAACCATGTGTAGATTGTCCAACACAATCATGCGTTCACGCCAAGGCATGAACGGGCGGCCTTTTTTGCGTGTGAGCCACGCATCTGAGTTTAGTCCTACAACCACGTGATCACCTAAGTGGTCTGCGTGATTGAGGTAAGAGATATGTCCGGAATGTAGCGGATCAAAGCCGCCTGTAACAATTACGATTTTCATGTTGATATTTATAGGCGTATATAATGGTAAATATAAAAATGCAACATTTCTATCAAAATATCTCAGGTTTTATGAGTCACAAAAACACAATAATGCTTGACATAGTGTTGGATCAGTTTCCAAAATCGGGCACCTGGGTTGAACTGGGATCCTGGACTGGACGCAGTGCGGCATATTGTGTGGTTGAATTGCTGAATCGAAAAAAACTAGGTGAATTTTATTGTGTGGATAGTTGGAAGGGTGAAACTACAATAGCATATGATCAGGCCATAGTGCAAGATCTACAGAACATTTTCCGTAAAAATGTTGATCCTGTTATTGATCACATCACCATGCTGAACATGATGAGTTGGGACGCCGCTGCTGAGTTTGCGGCTAAATCTGTGGATTTTTGTTATGTGGATGCCGGACACAGTTACGAAGCAGTGACCAAAGATCTTCAAGCATGGTGGCCAAAAATGCGGCCAGGAGCCATGTTTGCCGGAGATGATTATACCAAAGGCTATCCGGGAGTACAACAGGCAGTCTGGGACTTCTTTCGACCCCAGGATATAAAGGTACGCAGATCAGGACGTTGTTGGCTGGTAACAAAACCAAACGCACAATAACAAGATGATTTAAATACCATATGAATACATCTTGGCAAGAACACTATCGCAACACATACTATGATTTACTAAATCCCAACGTCAGTGGGGCCAAGCGGCGGCTGGTCGAGGGCATTTACAAGCGAGCCAGCGGATTTGACATCATGTTTGATCTGCTGTTGAGTCAACGCCAAGAAAACTTCGTGATAGTAGAAACTGGTACTCTAAGAAATCCAGGCAACTGGAAAGATGGACAGAGTGCAGCGTTGTTCACAGAATTTGTGGACTGGCACGGTGGCCAAATGCGTAGTGTGGACATTGACTCTGTGGCAGTTGATATTGCACGGTCACACATTGTTAGTGATCGATTTAGTGTTGCATGCAGTGACAGTGTTGCCTGGTTAGATGCCATGCCAGATCGAGACCAAGTTGATTTATACTATTTAGATTCCTGGGATGTCAAATGGCACGATGACACAGACAGCGCCCAGCATCATCTCAAAGAATTTCTCTCAATCGAACCTTACCTAAAGCCAGGTTGCATTGTGGCCATAGATGACAACAGTCGTTGGGCTGCTACTCACGCTCGCACAGGCAAAGGCCGTGCTATCGTGGAATATCTTGAAACCAAGAATCATCATCCCATCCACGATGAATACCAAATAATATTTCAATTCTAATGATTATAGATACATTTTTATTCAATGATGAATTTGACATGCTGGATATACATCTAGCAATTACCAACCACTTTGTTGACCGCTGGATAGTGTTGGAAGCCAGCCGAACGTTCAGCGGCATACCCAAACCTTATAATCTAACCAACAACTTGGCGCGGTATCAACAAAAATATCCAGATCGCATACAAGTGGTCACATTGGAATTAAACGAAGATCAAACCAACTTGATTTGTGAAACCATGATGCGACAGGGTCTTCAACCTGCTATCAATCAGTACAGTGATGAAGACATTGTTATTCACGGTGACCTTGATGAGATAATAGATCCTACCAAGTGGTCAGCCATTGTTGATTTAATGAACGCTAATGATTGTGCAGTCACTTGTGGATTTGAAATGTACATGTACCGTTTTGATCAAAAGGCTGACCGTAATTGGAAAGGCAGTGTGGCGGCTAGAAAGCGTATGTTCGCTACCCCGCATGAATTGTACAAAGGACAAAATGTCAAACGCAAAGATCGCAGTCATTGTGTGGGACTAAAAGAACCAGTGGGCTGGCACTGGACCTGGATTGGCACAGACGAGCTAGTAAAAAACAAAGCTCGTAGTTGTATTGAAAGCCAGCACAGAGATCCAGACCAAATACTTGAAGCATTCAAACGCTTGGACACAATATCAGCAATCAATCACAAGTGTACCACCCAAACCATTGATACTGCATACCCCGACGAAGTACAATCGGTATTGAAAAACTATCCACAATATTGGAATCATGCCCCGGTGGTCGAATGAAAACCGATCGAGAACTCAAGCAACAGCATCGTGCGGCCAGACAAGCACATCGTGAATCAAAAAGAAAGCCATCAGCCACAGTGAGCCAATCCACAGTGATTGATTGTGCCTGTGTTATCCATGGCACTGGTTATGACTGGCAGTATGTGGAACGACTGTACAACATGCTCACACGCTGGCTTCCGGGTGGCATACGTTTTCATGTGTACACAGAACACAACAGGTCAGTACCGCCACACATGATCAAGCACATACTAGATGATTGGGGCATAGGCGGTCCAAAAAAGTCCTGGTGGTACAAGATGCAGTTGTTTAATCCCAATCATTTTTCAGGCAACTTGTTGTACTTTGATCTAGACGTGGTGATTGCCAATCATTTGGGCTGGATTCCTGAATTGGACACCAACTATCTTTGGACCATTAGAGATTTTAGATATCTACAAGGACACAATACCGTCACAATGAACTCCAGCATGATGTGGTTCAATGTTGATCGTTTTGCTTGGGTATGGGATAAATTCTCACAAGCAGATTTCAACACCACGATTAAAAGTTACCCTGGAGACCAAGATTACCTTAGTGCTGTATTGGATGTGAATCAAAGACGTTTTGTAGACGACTTTCGATTTGAAAGTTTCCGCTGGCAATGTCTAGACGGCGGGTACGACTTTGCAAAAAGAAAACATGTTAAACCTAGTACTGGGGTTCGAATTCAACCCGGTACCAGTGTGGTTGTGTTTCACGGCCGGCCAAAACCACACGAAAGCACAGATCCTGTGATACAACTACTGTGGCAGTAAAAAGTAATACTTTTGCTGTAATTGACCAATAATTCCCATTTTGCTAAAATAGTGGCATACAAAGCAAAAAGGGGCTGACATGGGATACCGAATTATTGCAGACAAGTTCGAAACAGACATGATGCGCCAAAAGTATGGCCCACGTGCCGGACTAGAAGGTCCATTCAAGTATGCGTCAGGACGAGTGCTATATTATGATCCAAAGGAAGGTCGCTATTATGACCCTACCACAGACTTCTACGTTTCTAACGAGGAAATGGATGCTGAACACGGAATTCTTGTCAAGCGACTGGTTGATTTCCAAAAGTAATACTTTTGCTGTAATTGACAACTAATTGGCCTTTTGCTATAATATACACATAAAGAAACAAAGGAACATATGAATTTAAAACTCAAAGCCGCATTACAGACAGCAGGAATCCTTGCTGTGATTTGTACCGTATCAGTTGGAGTACAACTTTTGTTAACAGGTTTAACCGCAGATGAAATCTCTAAAATACTGTCAGTAGGAAGTATTACACTTTTGGTATATTGCATGTACCAACTGGTATTGAGCCGTTTAGAATACACCCAAAAAGTTGATGAAATTACGCAAAAGTAATACTTTTGCTGTACTTGACCAATAAATCAACATTTGCTATAATATACACATAGACAGTAAGATAAACCCGCACACAAAAGGAGCCAACCATGAGTGCAATCCGCGTAGTAAAAGGTACATACCGTAACCGACCCGTCCGCGACCAAGAATTTGTTCTTGTAAACGGTTTCCAAACTGGTGCCCGAGGTAACTATGTTACAGTGAAAAACAACGGCATCTTCCCAAACTGCCCTGATACAGTGCGTATTAGTGTAGACAACATTTCTGACATAGAGTACACTAACGGCATGACAAAAGACAATACAGTACATTTTGAAAAATCCGCCCTTGTTGCAGAAACTGACGAGGACGCAATGAATCGTATCCGCGAGCGTTTTGACATTTTGACAGAAATGACCAAGGCCACAGTCAGCGGCGACATCCGTGCAATGATTGTGAGCGGCCCTCCAGGCGTGGGCAAGAGTTACGGTGTCGAAACTGAAATTGAAAAGGCATGTTTGTTTGACAAACTTGCAGGCAAACGCCTTCGTGCCGAGGTGGTCAAAGGTAGTGCCACCCCAATTGGTCTGTTCCAAACCCTGTACAAATACTCAGATGAGAATTGTGTCATTGTGTTTGATGACTGTGATAGCATTTTGCTAGATGACGTGGCTCTTAACTTGCTAAAAGGTGCCCTGGACTCCGGCAAGAAACGTGTTATCTCCTGGTTGAGTGAGAGCAGTGCCTTGCGCCGCGAAGGTATTCCAGATCGTTTCGAGTTCAAAGGGTCGGTAATCTTTATTACCAACTTGAAGTTTGACAAGATGAAGTCGCAGAAATTGCGGGATCACTTGGATGCATTGCAAAGCCGTTGTCACTATCTGGACTTGACCCTGGACTCACAGCGTGACAAATTGTTGCGTATCAAACAAATTGCCAAAGATGGCATACTGTTCCAGGACTACGAGTTTGAAGAGGCTGTACAAGATGACATCATTGACTTCATGCTGGTGAACAAAGACCGTTTACGTGAATTGAGCCTGCGCATGGCGCTGAAGATTGCAGACCTGCGCAAGATGTCAGTGCTAAACTGGAAACGTTTAGCAGAGACAACTTGTATGAAGGTTGCCTAATATGGCGGGCAAAGCAAAATCGGTCTACCTGACAGTGACTCCCAAAGGGCAATTCCAGACTGTTTTTCGCAAGACATTTTTTGATGCCAAAGGATACAACGACTATGTCAAGAGTGAAGAGTTCAAGGCCAAATGGCCCAGTGATCAATTTGATGTTATAAAGGAAACCTACTGATGTACGAAATTTATGATGGTGACTTGTTGTTGTTTACTGTGGCCACTCGCGACGAAGCAGACGAACAGAAGCAAATGGGATTTCGGATAGTGCGTGTGGCAAAATAATTTTAGAAGTTTCTCGGGCATTGGTTGGCTCCGGCCCGGGTTTTATGGCAGGTACCCTTAAAAAGGTACCTGTCCTTTTGACTTCTTGACACAATAAGTATATACTGCTATTATGCCGCAACACATGCTGATTCGTCTGGGCCAAGACAGAGATCTCGAACTCGAATTTAAAATACGTTCAACACCTGTAGCAGAATTATGGGTAGAACGCATGCAAGCCCGCGGCCATTATCCCCTGGACCACCCAGATAGATTTTATGGATTTGGCACTCCAGCACAAGAGCAGGCTCGTGCAGTAGAGTATATCCAAAGTTGTATTGCCATTATCAACAGTCATGAAGTCATAATACACAGACCGTTTGAGTACACACAAGACTGTCTCAACTATTTGCATAACATATTTGAACGCTATCACGGATTGTTAGATCAACAAAATACTGATTACTGGAACCGTGCCCCTGATAAGGTTCGTCGAGCCTTGGCAGAATTGAACCTAGCGGTACACAGATGTGAAACAGCGGCTGAAGGTACACAACCGAGATTGGTTTGCACTTGGTATGGCATGCCCAAGACAAATTGTTTGGATCTGGCACTCCAGGAGCAATACGGCGATAATCAAATCAAGTTCGGTACTGTGTATCTTAACTATTGTGAGATTGGAAAAACCGTTGAGGATCTGGCCAATGATAACGATAAGTACATAGGTGATGATGCGTTCCGACCTTTTGGGTATTACAGCGCCGACTTTAACGTACAGTTTCACGATCAAGATCTAACTGAACGTTATGGCAAAGTGCAACAGTATATTGATCAGCACCGTGACTTTTTCCTTGCTCACAGCATCACAAACGTGTATAATACACAAGCACGACCACAAAGGTTCCCGGTCGCAGATTTGATTTACACAGGCAACCGTGATCAATTACTAGCCGATATTGCCAAACGGCAATGGGTACAACAAGCGACAATACAATGAAAAGATGCATAATACAAATCAAGGATGAAGTAAACATCAAACTAGAAGGACTAGATTTGGATGTTCGCAAGGCCCTGGTCACTGCGTTCAAGTACGAAAATCCAGCCGCACGTTACATGCCAGCAGTTAGACTGGGACGCTGGGATGGCAAGGTTGCATACTTTCAACTGGGCGGCAGCACATATACAAACTTGTTGCCCGAGATTGTTCCCATCCTTGAAAAGTTTGATTACGACATTGAGATAGATGATCAAAGAGAATACTCTACCTCATTCGAGTTTGAACAAGTGCGTGAGGATTCGTTTGCGCACATCACGTGGCCCAATGGCCACCCTGCTGCGGGCGAGCCTATAGTTATGCGAGACTATCAAGTTGACATTGTGAACAACTTTCTGGCCAATCCACAGTGCCTACAAGAAGTGGCCACAGGCGCAGGTAAAACAATCATGACAGCGGCCTTATCCAATGCTGTCACACCATATGGACGAAGCATTGTTATTGTGCCCAACAAAAGTCTAGTGACACAAACAGAAAAAGATTATATCAACATGGAACAAGATGTTGGTGTGTTCTTTGGCGACAGAAAAGAATATGGACGCCAGCATACTATTTGTACTTGGCAAAGTCTAAACATACTGTTGAAGAATACCAAAGCAGGCACAGGCGAAGTGACCATTGACGAGTTCTTGGAAGGTGTGGTATGCGTTATCGTAGACGAAGTACACATGGCCAAAGCAGATGCACTCAAAACTCTGCTGACAGGTGTGATGGCTAGAGTGCCAATTCGCTGGGGTTTGACCGGAACTATTCCCAAAGAGAAGTTTGAGAGCCAGGCATTGCTGGTAGGGCTTGGGCCAGTTATTGGTCGACTCAGTGCCGACGAACTACAACAGCAAGGGGTGTTGGCCAACTGCCATGTGAACATTGTGCAATTGGTAGACCATGTGGAGTACAAAGAGTATCAAAGTGAACTTAAATACCTGCTGGAAGAGTCGGGCCGATTGGACACCATGGCTGACCTCATACGCCGGGTAAACGAAACAGGCAACACCCTGGTACTGGTAGACAGAGTTGTCGCCGGCAATGAATTGGTTGCACGACTGGGAGACAAAGCAGTGTTTGTATCGGGCGCAACAAAAGGAACAAAAAGGCAAGAAGAATATGATCAAATTGCAGACTCAACAGACAAAATCATTGTGGCCACTTACGGTGTGGCAGCGGTTGGAATTAACATACCGCGAATTTTTAATCTCGTGCTTATTGAGCCCGGTAAGAGCTTTGTTAGGGTTATCCAAAGTATTGGTAGGGGCATCCGAAAAGCAGAAGACAAAGATCATGTGCAAATTTGGGACATTACCTCAACCTGCAAGTTTGCCAAGCGACACTTGACCAAACGCAAGCAGTTCTACCGGGAAGCCAACTATCCTTTTTCAGCAGAGAAACTAGAGTGGATGAAGATTGCTTGACTTTTCAATCACAATCCTGTAACATACAACTATGCGAATACTAACACTGGACAATACCTACTACGATCTAAATCACTTGCCTGAAGAAGTTGATGACATGCGTTTTGCCATACTGGATAATTCTAACCCAGCAGACCCCGATTATCATTTTATTCCGCTAATCTTCTTAGAATCGTTCAATGCACCTGCCCTGGTATTGCGTATAGGAACACAAACTCTCAAGATGCCCATGGACTGGCAGATCTTGATTGGTGAACCCGATGTTGGTGACCTGGAAGTGCTACCGTTGACTTCGATCAATGATAGAGGCTTCAAGGTATTCCAATTCAACCCACTCAGCAGTTACAGACCCAGTTTCCCCGACATCGAAATCCTAGATGTGTATCATGAAGTCAACTGGTACGCACCCAAACTCAAGAACGGTCAGATGTTGGCCGTACCCTTGAACGATGACGCTGAACCTGACTGTGTGTACTTTGTGAAAGATGTCAGTCGCAACTGTGAAATTGTCAACTACAATCTGGCCTGGTAATGTCGCAACTCAAACCTGACACCAAGTACATATACGAACGTGCCAATGGTGTGGTTTATGCTCGGGAGTTTGGCGCTGATCCAGGTAATCGAACAGTAGTAGGATATGATTATGATCCTATCACAGGACAAAAGATACCACATCAATGGGATTCAAGAACAAACGACGGCAGACCTTTACACGATCACATTATGGAAGACAAGATGTGGACTGAGATCCGGCGTGCCGCAAAGACCAATCCCACTTTACAAGATTCACTGGATCATGCTATAATGATCTACCGACTGACCAAGACTGATGAGTGATAAACTGAACATTGCCAACGAGATGCGTATGTTTGACCGCAAGGTCAGAACATTCTACGACGACTTGACCCCAGAAGAGCGCAAGAAGTTTTCAAACTATCTCATGATACGTTGGGGATCAGCAGTAGAAGGTTCAAGAGAATTACAAGAGTTCTATGTTATCAGTTGCAATGAGCGCCTGAACAAACACTTCTTTGATGTGAGTAAGCATCCTAAACTACACTGGCTCATGGCCACAAGCGTAAGTCCAGGTATGGGCACACCACGACATCCTTGGATAGCGCCCAAGAAAAAAGAAGCAGGACTCAGTGCCAAACGCAAAGCACTGATAGCAATGTATCCCACCTACAAAGATGACGAGATAGACGTCATGTGTGAGATCACAACACAAAAAGAAATTGACACATACAACCGTGCCGCTGGTAATGACAAAAAATGATTGAACATGTGGTTGTCAACGGGTGTAGCTATATGGAAAGTTATGCCCACGGCGGCGGCCACATTGACCTAGCCCGACGTCTAGGATTTATAGGCAAATTTAATATACCACAAGCATCTACCTTGGCCATCGGGGGTAGTGCCAACAGCAGAATACTGCGCACCACTCTCAAACACAGTCATCAAGCAACTCAGCCTATGTTTTATGTGCTGGGCATGACATTTGTGTCAAGACTTGAAATACCAATTTGCGAACCAGAAAATGAATTTGAAGGTAGATGGGTCAACCCTCAAAATCAAGAGTTTAAGTCACGCTGGCAACATGGCTGGGCACAAGAAGACTCAGATCAGTTTGTAAAAATCAAACTCAAGAGTGAAGTGTTTAGCATTTTAGATCGCACTGAAGATTTAATGTATCGTATGCTTGCAACAATTACTGATTTGCAAAGCCGTGGGCATCGAGTGTTGATGTTTCAGCAAGCAGATAACTTGTACCAGGACCATTTAGATAATCCTAGACTAAAATTGTTTCAACGTCCCGAAATCATCAACGATTTCGAGTGGCGAGCTATTGCCTGGCAGCATGAACAAAAGGTTCAGCCCACGAATTATGCCCCGGGGTCACAGTATGTGCCAGCAGATATGACACATCCAGCAAGCGGGCATCATGCTTTGATTAACGACTATTTGACAAACTACATCCAAGAGCATAAAGTATTAGCATGAGCTTTGTGTGCGAGTATTGCAAAAAAACTTTTATTAAAGAAACTTCACTGTTGGTGCATTCCTGTGAGCCCAAGCGCAGAAGACTGGCTCGAGACGAAGCAGGTGTACGCATAGGCTTCCAAGCCTACATCCGATTCTATGAAACCATGCAAGGCTCGGCCCGAAACAAAACACATGATGACTTTTGTGACTCACCTTATTATCGAGCGTTTGTCAAGTTTGGCAACTATTGTGTAAACACACATGTGATTGCGCCCGCACGTTTTATGACCTGGTTGCTGAAAGCACAAAAGAAAATTGATCATTGGTGCAGTGACAAAATCTACACAGAGTACTTGATAGAATACCTGCGTGTGGAAGCAGTAGATGATGCCTTGGCTCGAGCAATAGAGCACAGCATACGTTGGGCAGAAGAAACTGGCAATCCCCCACATGATTGGATGCGTTATGGCAATACCAATAGTTTATGTTATGCTGTCACAGCCGGACGTATAAGTCCTTGGGTGATTTACAACAGTGAATCAGGACAAAAGTTCCTGAGTGAACTGAGTACAGAGCAAGTGGCCATGGTGTGGCCCTACATTGATTCAGACGCTTGGCAAAAGAAGTTTGTAAACTACCCAGCAGACCAAGAGTATGTGAAAGATATATTAAACAAGGCAGGATGGTAATATGATCAAAAACATAAATGGCGGCAATGGAATAACAATCAACAATAATTATTCTTCTTCCTGGCCCAGTTTTTACAACACACCTTCTGGCAATTCTTTAGTAGGGCAAATGCGCTACAACGGAAGCAGTCAATGCATAGAAGTTTATGATGGCAACAGTTGGTTAATGATGAATAGCGCATATCCCACAGTTGAACTCACAGGCGAGGTGCAGGCTATACTAAACTGGGCTAGAGAAAAAATACATGAAGAAAATCGTATCAAAGAACTTGCGGCCAAACACCCAAGTGTAGAAAATGCATTAGAAGCAGTAGCAAAGGCTGAAGAACAAGTTCGAATTGTGGCCGCATTGGTGGATACCGAATGAGCGCAGACATTGATTTAGACTTTGCCAACAGAGAAGACATACTGAAACTTATTCAGCATGTGCCTGCACGACAAAGCAACGGAAGAAAGCACAACTCGGGTGTGTATGTCACAGACATTCCTTGGGATCCTGTTAATCAATGTGCCGCAATAGATTACGAAGAAGCAGAACAGCGTGGGTATTTTAAACTGGACTTCTTGAACATGAGTGTGTATCAGTTGGTCCGAGATCCTGCACACTATGAAGCCATGCTCACAGCCACGCCACCTTGGGAAAGACTGTGGACAGATCATGCCTGGGCTAGTCAACTGGTACACGTGGGCAATTACACAGATTTGCTACGGGTGATGAAACCGGATTCAATCCCCAGGATGGCTGCTTTTATATCCATTATACGCCCTGGCAAGGCACACTTACAGACTCGTCCTTGGGATGAGGTATTTGCGTCAGTATGGGACGGGGACGAATCAAAAGGCTACACATTCAAAAAAAGTCATAGTATTTCTTACGCGGCCTTGGTGGCACTACACATGAATTTGATTAATCAAGACGCCGTACCAGCGTAATTGACTTTCGCTTGCCTTTTCTGCGCACTATGTCCAACAAACTGCAAGCAGGCCCATGCAGAATTTCAAGATCTTTGTTGACAAAAGTTCGCAAGGTATAACGAAACTGATTCCAATCTCCTCTTAAAAACACATTTATAGGAATTGATCTGTTGCTTTCCCACCACCAGGTGTTGGCCAGTTCTAAAAACACCAGTTTAGAATCTTGATCTGTCACTGCCCCGAAGTCGTAGATGGTGGTCACAACGTCATCTCTGTTCTGCACTACTCCCACATATTCTGCATTGGCATACAAGCACAATGTGATGAAAGGATATTTTTCTGTCAATTTGTCAAAAATGTTGTTTCCCATTGCGGTTATTTATGGACAGCAGTTTTTGGATAAACTAAATATAACATGTATTCCACTACCGCCTATCTATATCAACAACTTGTACGAGTACTTTTGGTAGACACCAGTGGTGGGTATTTTACAGCGAGGTACGATCCTGTGTACGCAAAACAACTGACAATAAACAAGGGAGTGGACAATGTTCTACTCTTTGAATTCATAAATCAAGACCAGAAACCGGTGAACATTGCAGGTTCTAGTTTTGTCTTTCGTGTGGTAAATCAAGCAGGCGATGAACTCCTGATTACCAAAGACATGGAAATCTTGAGTTCAGCACTGGGCAGAGTCAAAGTGGTGTTGGATTCTACAGATACTATCAATATTCAAGCACAGCCGGCCAGCTACAGCATACAACGTAGTGCTGGTAACTATGTGCAGGCAGTGTATGTGGATGCCAACTCGCAAGCTCGTGCTGATTGTAACATAGTAGACAGCATATTTCCACAGTTTGTGCCCAGTGCTGAGTGTACAGTGCCGGACACGTATGGCAAAAACAACTTTGTGGGCACCGCTCCCACACAATATCCTGACTGGGCACTCACACCACAACCACAGAACTCTATTCAACAAACTGAATTCTACAGCAGCCACATGCCCACCAATGGTGCCAGCCTGACCACAGTAAAGTTTGATCTAGATACCTACACCGGCACAGTGAAAGTGCAGGCTGCAGACAACTATGAGTCAGTTTGGTATGATGTTACCGAAACCAGACAGTACCTGAGTGAAACAGTGACTGATTATTTCAACGTGATTGGTTTTCACCCCCTGTTGCGATTGGCCTTGAACAATTCTATTGGATACGGAGCCTCGGGCAATGTACAGGTCACCAACGGAGTGGTCACTGGTATAAGCATCACCAACGCAGGTTATTATTACGTGGCTGCACCCAGCATTCAAATTCTCGGCACAGGATCTGGCGCCGTTGCAACCTGTACTATTGGTGACAACAGCCAAATTTCTGGAGTGACCATTGTGAATGGTGGTTCGGGGTACTTGCCAATTCAATTCCAGGGGTCAATTGCCGCAACAGCAATTTTCACAAACGGCAAGATCGAAAACGTTCAATATCGTTGATCTAGTGTAACTAATCTGTTATAATCAACAGATGCTAGATATCCTTGCCTACCTACCTGCAAAAAGAAAACCCAGTCCACAGGGCTGGCTGAGTTTCAATGCGGTATGTTGCACCCATAATGGCAACAGCCCAGACCGACGTGGGCGTGGTGGCATCAAGGCGACCGAATCAGGCTGGAGTTATCACTGCTTCAACTGCTCATACACAGCCAGTTTCATTCTGGGACGCACAGTCAGTTTCAAAGCCAGACGATTACTAGGGTGGATGGGTGTGCCAGATAACGAGATTGACATGCTCAATCTTGAAAGTCTGCGGCATCGTAGCATACACGGCATCTTGGAAGATCGGCAACGAGTATTCAATGCGTTGAGTGCTATTGAATTTGAAGACTCAGATGACTTTCCTCCGTTCACGGAAGTGGTCACACCTGAGCATCCACTTTTCTGGGATTACATACGCCGGCGCGGCGTGCCCGAAGACTTTCCCATAATGACTTCTATCAAAACTGATGGTGTTCATTGGACAAGGCCGTTTGTGCTGGTACCGTTCACATATGATAATCGAGTGATAGGCTGGTGTGCTAGATTCCTGGATGACAAACAGCCCCGGTATATCAATCACTCGCAACCGGGTTACGTGTTTGGCACAGACTTGCAATGTGCTGATTGGCAACATGTACTGGTGATGGAAGGTATCTTTGATGCACTCTCAATCGGTGGACTTGCGGTCATGCATAACACCATCAGTGATGCACAAGCAAGATTGATTCGCAGTCTAGGACGTGAAGTAACTGTGGTGCCAGATCAAGACACAGCCGGTGTGGAATTGATTGATCGTGCTGTGGAACTGGGCTGGGCAGTGAGCATACCTGAATGGCCGGCGGGTTGTAAAGATGTTAATGACGCTGTGATAAAACTAGGACGACTAGGAGCCTTGCTAACTATTATGCAAGCACGAGAAACCAGCCGAATCAAAATAGAAATAAGGAAAAAACAACTTGTTAAAAGAATACGGACTTGACGTCCAACGACTATTTCTAGAAATGATGCTGGAAGACGCCACAAGTTATGTGCGTGTTCAAAACATCTACAACCCGCAGAACTTTGACCGAAGTCTAAGGCCAGCGGCGGAGTTTATTAAAGAACACTCAGACAAACACAAGACCATGCCTGACAGGATGCAAATAAGTGCAACCACAGGCGTCAAACTTGCCGCAGTGCCAGATTTGAATGAAGGCCACTTTGACTGGTTCATGGGCGAGTTTGAAGCATTTACTCGACGTCAAGAACTTGAACGTGCAATTTTAAAATCAGCAGACTTGTTGGAAAAGGGCGAGTTTGAACCAGTTGAAAAACTTATCAAAGATGCAGTACAGATATCACTTACTAAAGACATGGGCACGGATTACTTTGCTGATCCTAAGGCTCGCATTGAGAAATACTTTAACTCGGGCGGGCAAGTAACAACAGGCTGGCCACAACTGGATAGATTGTTGTATGGCGGATTCAGTAGGGGCGAACTAAACATCTTTGCCGGTGGATCAGGTTCTGGCAAGAGCTTGGTTATGATGAACATTGCACTGAACTGGTTGCAACAAGGATTGAGTGGCGTTTACATCACACTGGAACTTTCAGAAGAACTCACAAGTTTGCGAACAGATGCCATGTTGACCAACATGAGCACCAAAGACATTCGCAAAGATATTGATACAACTGAACTCAAAGTTAAACTTGTGGCTAAAAAGAGCGGCAACTATCAGGTCAAAGGACTGCCGGCACAAAGCAACATCAATGATATTCGTGCGTATTTGAAAGAGTATCAAATTCAAACAGGCAAGAAGGTAGACTTTGTGATGATTGACTACTTGGACTTGCTGATGCCTGTGAGTGCCAAGGTCTCGCCCAACGACTTGTTTGTGAAAGACAAGTATGTGAGTGAAGAACTGCGTAACTTGGCCAAAGAGTTGGCAGTACTAATGGTCACTGCTTCGCAGTTGAACCGTAGTGCAGTAGAGGAAATAGAATTTGATCATAGCCATATTTCGGGTGGTATCTCTAAGATTAATACTGCCGACAACGTGTTTGGTATCTTTACAAGTCGTGCCATGAAAGAGCGTGGCAAGTATCAGATCCAGTGTATGAAATCGCGTAGTTCAACAGGTGTTGGTCAAAAGATTGACCTGGAGTACAACATTGAAACCATGCGCATTACTGATGAAGGCGGTGACGAAGGAACTGGATACAACAAACCTCAAAGCTCTATTATGGACTCAATCAAGGCCAAGAGCCAACTTAGGACTGCTGACCCTGAAACAACGGATAGTGCATCTACCAAGTGGGAAAAGCCAACAGGAACACACGCTTGGGATTATCAACCAGGTGGCAAAGAATTAAAACCTGAAATTGCAGAAAAAGTCACAGCAGATGTGCAAAGTGCAAAATTAAAACAGTTACTAGGACAAATTAAATCTCAATGACATGCATTGACATTTTTAAAAATATAAACATTGTTGCTCGGCAAAATGCATTAGCAATTTCACCTTGTTGTATATCTCCTATACGCTCAGCTGAAGTAGTTGATTTTTTAAACAACGAATATCTTGTTAGCCTTCGCAATGAGGCATCTACTGGACAGTTACCAACAGCTTGTAGTAGTTGTAAAAATGCCGAAGCTGCTGGACTAACAAGCCGTCGGCAAGGTAGTAACTCTTGGTATAAAGACCACGACCTTGACAATAATAAGGTTGAGCTAGTTCGTATGGATTACTGGACCGGTGACACCTGTAATTTGGCCTGTGTAATATGCGGACCGGATAACAGTAGTGTGTGGAAGCAAGAACTTGGACTACCTATAGAATTACAAAAGTCATCAGCCAATCAGTTTTGGAAAACTATCGATTTGAGTGATATGCAATTTATACGTTTCAATGGCGGAGAACCGTTGCTGAGTAAAGAGCATGTGAAATTGTTGTATGCTATTGAACATAAAAATCAAGTACACTTAAACTACAATACCAATGGAACTATATTACCAAATGAAGAGTTGTTGAATTTGTGGGGGCAATTTAAGTTAGTGCAACTTGATTTCAGTATCGATGACGTTGGTGAAAGATTTGAATACCAACGGTTCCCTGCAAAGTGGGTTCAGGTAACAGATAATTTGCAATGGTATATTGATAATGCGCCGCATAATTGTATGTTTGCAATCAACACATCGGTTGGGATTTTAAATCATGCCAACCTGGACACATTGCTAACATGGCTGCAACATAATTTCCATACCACAAGATTTACAGACCCAATAGAGCATAGACAACAACTAACTCATGGTGTGTTTGCATTAAAAGATGCAGACAAAAGAAAATCCAAAATAATTGCTACCCTGGATTCTATTGATCAACGTCGTGGCACAAATTGGCGTGCCACATTTCCGGAACTGTTTAAGCAGCCACACCCTTGATAACAACAAAGTTCAACACAATGGCTTCGCCTAGGGAGCCTGAACTCATGTTGCCTATTGAGATTCTACAACTGCCGGCTGCAACTGCATCGCACTGAACATTGTATGCACCAGCGGTTGCTCCAGACCCGATACAAATCATTACAACATCTGTGGCAGTAATCACACTATTGGTCAATGTAAAACTGACTTCTGCGGCAGCATTCAAACTGGCGTTGTTCATGGTAATTTGACCGCAGCGTTTATTGAGTGTGACACCAGTTGCTTTACTAGTTATCTGGGTAACAGCACCGCCTGTGCCTGTTGAATAACCAACAGCAGATTCGGTGCTACCCAGCAGTGGTCGATTTAGATCATAGATAGTAATAGTGGTACCACCATCCACAGTTGAAAATGCAAATTGATATGTACCTGTGGCTGCAAAAGTAATCACATTTGATGCATAACCTTGAAGGCCAGTGGTACCTAAACTCACCGCGGCAGGTAGGGTTAATGTGTATGCAGTACTGGTGATATTTACAGCAATTTGTATGATGCCTTGACCTCCACTGACAGGAAAGTTATTGAAATTCAAACTGATTGATCCTGTAGTCGAAATGTATTGGTATTGACCGGCGCTGTAGTCAATGGCTATGGACCCAGAAGTTGCGGCATTTTGCAAAAAAGTATAACTGACATCTTGTAATTTAACAGCATATATTAAGTTATCCGCCATGTTGTTGTTTAAAGTGGTACCTGCTAGAGCAGCTTTGAAAATACCATTGTTTTGTAAGTCGGTGATTTCAGTTTCGGCATAACTAAAATTGGTTTTGATATTGGTAAAGTTGTCTCTGAACCCCTGTGTGTTGTTGGGTTGTCCAGCCACTGGATAGGTGCCGTCTACGTTGTTTGGGTTGATTTGACTTGTCATAGGTATTCCTGTATAGTAGATATTTATTTGAACTTGATATACACTAAATAATCCAAAGGCCCAGATCGAATGCAGAAAAAGACCCGTAGTTTACTAGAAGAACTAGACTCGTTGTATGTAGAGCGTGATCGTCGCCTGATAATTGAAACTCGGGCTGACAGTATTATATCCAGTGCCATACGCCTGATAGAACAAATCGAAGCAGAGTTTGGCGCAGAACAAGCTGACAATCTCACACGTAAACTGCTCAATGCAATACGTACCAAAGATGCTGGAAAGTTCTCGCGATCAGTTAGGAGAACACATGCAGATTAATGAAATAACTAGACGCAGATTAAACGAAGTGGGATTTGCTGCAGGACTGGCCACTGGCTTGCAAGGAGCCCTGAGCAAGGTGGGTGTTCAAGGCCCTGCCCTTGAGCCCAGCAAGTTTACAGGTCCGGGCGTAGACGACATACAAGCCAACGCCCTGGCAGTGAAACAGGCTCAATCACTAAAGCCATTGATGCAAAAGTCCTGGGGACAAATTGTGCAAAAAATAATGAGCACAAGCAAAGACTCTGCAGGAGTTCCAATAACAAATCTAAATCAATTAGAACCTGCAGAAATGGACAATTTAGAAGCACAACTGATTGGGTTGATCAATAAAAATATTGGATCACGCGGATCTTATACTCAATTGCCAAACATGACAAATGATGAGCAGGCCAAAAACGGCGCCACAGAAATTGTCATGATAATTAACACCGCAAAAGATGCAATATTAAAGGCCGCCAAAGAAGGAACAGATGCTGGTCCAGCCTGGAACAATTTAATGACCGCGGTGGCACAAGCAATGACGTTTCAGGCCTTTGACACAGGTGGAGGAGGCGACATAGATTTAAGGGTCAAACGAGGATCAATACCAACTACATTTGAAATCAACCTGGGTAATGGTACGTATGTGGACTTTGATAAAACTAATCCCAGACATGCAGAAGTGGCAAAGATGCTAAGCCCAGGGACGACGTAATCAATATGAACTTATTAGAAGGTGGCAACGTTTTCAAAGATGCACAAGGTCGGCCACTAACACAACGCATCAAACAAGCAGATATCGCCAGCACAGTGTCTTGGCTGGAAACCATCACAGGGCTTGACTTATCACATGATCGGGATGAGAACGGTATCCCTGTTAAATGGTTGGGCTCAACAGGCAAGAAACCTGATTCAGGTGACCTAGACCTTGCTGTGGATTCTAACGAAATAACCAAGGCTGAACTCAAGGGCCAACTAGATGCCTGGGCCACAAAGAACAAACAAGATCCCCGAGACTGGTGCAGACTCACAGGTGAAGCAGTACACTTTAAAACACCCATACAAGGCGACCCCAAGCGTGGCTATGTACAGACAGACTTTATGTTCATGCCCAATTTGGAATGGGGTACATTCTGGCTGGGCGGCGGCACAGGATCAGCCTACAAAGGCGTGTTTCGTAATGTGTTGATGTCAAGCATTGCCAAAGCACTGGGACTCAAGGCCTCAGCCAAGGGCATCATCAGTAGACAAACAGATCGGATGATCACAATGGATCCAGATCAAGCCGCTGGTATATTGCTGGCTCCACAATACAAACGTAACCAATTAATGACTGTGGAAAGCATTTACAAAGCACTAGCAATGGATCCTGACCGTGATGCCAAACTAGCAGACTTCCGTGAGTACATCTCACGTGAAGGTGTAAAAGAACCTGAAATGGGCATGGCAGAAAGTGATGTTAACTTCCTAGCACGACTACGTGACCGTATTGTAAACCGTGGCTATGTTGCTCTAGTAGAAGCAGAACAAGCTGGAGTTGGCGGCAGAGCCAAAGGTATTGAACACCTGGAAGATCTAGTGTTCCGTCGTGGCACACAAGGCATTCGAGACGCACTGGAAATTGTTAACCATGCTACTCAACAACCTCGAACTGTCACAGCCAAATGGGACGGCAAGCCTGCTGTGATATTTGGACGTAAACCTGCCACAGGCGAGTTTGTGCTGACAGATGGTTCAGGCTTCGAAGCCAAAGGCTATGATGGACTTGCTACCAGTCCACGCATGATGGCAGACATACAGAATCGACGCTCAGGCGACAGAACTGAACTTATCAATTTGTACGCAGAGCTGTTTCCTGTGCTGGAAGCTGCACTACCGCCCAACTTCCGTGGCTATGTCAAAGGCGACTTGTTGTACATGTCAACACCGCCTGTGGAAGCAGGCAACTATGTGTTTAGACCCAACACAGTGGAATACCGAATTCCAGTCAAGAGTACCCTGGGACAACGTATTGGCAACTCCAACATTGGCATTGCCATTCACTCAATGTATGCAGATGCAGGCGATGCACGTCAGCCCTTGAGTGGAGTAAAGTTCAATGAAGTTCCGGGCTTGATGCTAGAGCGGCCAGCAAGTCCTCGAGCACTGGAAACTGAAACCACGGCTGAAAAGCAACTCAAACAACTAATTAAATCTCAAGGTAAAGCGATTGACACGCTGTTTAATCCCACAGAATTACGAGCACACAAGATCACAGACCTAGCAAAACTTTGTGTGGACTTTATCAATACCAAAGTGGGCGCTCCGCTCAACGGTGCCACACTATTGCCTGAGTTTGGTGAGTGGTTGCAGACAAAAGTAACACCACAAAAGTTCCGTAACATTGTGGAATACTTGAACAGCCCTACATCTAATACCCCTGCTCTTGCCGCGGC